GACCCACAAGTGGTTCATCGGCGACATCAAGGCCGTCCGCACCTACGCCGACGAAGCCGATATGCAGGGTCAATGCTGGTCTGGCAAGAAGGCCGCAGAGAAGAACCTCATCAGCGGCATCCTGAACACCTTCGACGACCTCCTGATGGCCATCTCCCCCGAGGAGTACGCCAAGTACGAGCGCGCCGAGAAGCAGGTGCCGTCGACTGGCCCGTCTGGCTATCTCAAGGCCAGCGACATCAAGTCCGTCCGTATCTCGGAAGTCTCGCCCGAGCAGGGTGACGACGAAGACGGCGTCGAGCCGATCTCCGACGACAAGAAGAAGAAAAAGAAGAAGAAAAACAAGGACGGCTCTGACTCCGACGAAGACGAGGAAGAACCTGAAATCCCCGACGAGGGATGCCCCCCTGTCGACACCGACTGCAAGCCCAAGGCTTGACACTTGGCTAAAACCATCATGACGCTCGAAGAACGCCTGAACTCGCTGAAAGAAGCCTTCACCGGCAAGACCGCAGAGGTCGAAGCCAAGGCCAGCGAAGTCGCCTCCCTGTCCGCCAAGGTCGAAGAAATGACCGCCGCGCTGTCCGCCAAGGACGCCGCCATCGTCGAGTTCACCGCAAAGGTCAACGACCTGACGGCCAAGCTCGCCGCCTCCGATGAAATCCGCGCCAAGGCCGAAGCCCAGGCGAAGGAAATCGCCGCGTCGCAGGAAACCGCCGGCAAGAAGGCCGCTGCCATCGCCGCCTCCGTCGGCGTCTCGCCCGTCGAAGTCAGCCCCGTCGAATCCGCCGCCGCCTCCAAGAGCGACGAGGAGATCACCCAGGAGTGGGTGGCCCTCAAGCTGAAGGACGGCAAGGCCGCTTCCGACTTCTACAGCAAGAACCGCGTGGCGATCCTCCGCTCCGCCGGCCTTCGCTAATCCTTTTTCAACCCCCACCCTAATACACCACTATGTCTAACAGCATTGGCGGCTTGACCCTCCAGCTCGTCGCTGAAGAGTCCCTCCGCACCCTCGTCCCCGAACTCGTTCCCCTGACGGAAATCGCCGTCACCGACTTCGGTAACTACGTCGCCGAGCGCGGCACCACGGTTCACACCCGTTACGCCGGCTCCTTCACGGCCACCACCTTCAACGCCGCCAACGGCTTCGTCCCCTCGGACGCTGTCTCGACGGACGTCCCGGTGACCATCGCCGACCTCAAGTATGTCGACGTCGCCTTCACCGACTACGAAGCGTCCACCCTCAGCCTGGAACGCCTCCGTCGCCTCTTCTTCGCCCCGATTGCCAACGCCGTCCAGAAGTCCCTGTTCGACGAAGTGCTGTCCAAGGTGACCGCCGCCAACTTCGCCACCGCCGCTTACTCCGGCGCGACCAGCGGCTTCAACCGCATCGCCGTCGCCAACGCCGCGAAGAACCTCACCAAGGCTAACCTGCCCCACATCGGCCGCAAGCTGCTCATCAGCCCGGACGCCATGGGCCAGCTCGTTCAGGATCCCTCCGTCGCCCAGACCTTCTCCTACGGCAACAGCGACGTCATCCAGAAGAACTCCATCAGCAAGGAACTGCACGGCTTCTCGGTCTCCGAGTACAACGGCTTCCCGGTCTCCGGCGACGCCTTCACCGAAGGTCTCAACGGCGTGGCCTCCTGCAAGGAAGGTCTCGTCATCGTGACCCGCGTTCCTGCTACCCCGACCACGGGCGGTGGCGAGCAGATGGTCGTTCAGGATCCGGACAGCAAGTTCTCCTTCGCTCTCCGCTACTGGTACAACTGGCAGGCTGGTAAGCACAATATGTCTGCCCTCTGGCTGGTCGGTTCGGCTGTCGGTAACCCGAACGCCCTCCAGCGCATCGCGTTCACTTCGTAACCTTTCGGGGTGGTTTAAAACACCCCAAAGCGACAATGCGAGACCCGCTCCCCACGCCAGGGGGGCGGGTTTCTTATTTTGACAGGGGGCTAAACCCATGTCGGGAATTACTGACGAATGGGCCGCAGACGCCTCGGAAATCCTTTCCGAGATCCCTAAGGCCGTGACCGTCAAAAACGTCCCCAGCGGGACGCCAGTACCCTTGAACGCCCTGATGTCCCAGCCGGCCATCATGCAGGACTTGGAGACGGGCGGTTTCATGAACCAGACCTCGTTCGACATGAAGTTCCTGCGCGCCGACGCTCTGGCCAATCCGGGGCTTATCGCGTTCGGGAATGTCGTCGCCTATGGCGGGCAGGAGTTCCGCATCATGACCGTGACAGACCGCACCCCGTCGGCCTGGGTGATCGTCAAGGTTCAGACCAAGGTGCAGTAATGCCCCTCGTCGTCGAGGTAGCAAGGGGGGTCAGGGTTGACTATACCCAGTTCGCCCAGCACCTGGCCATCTACAAGATGGTCATGCGTAAGTCTTCCGAGGAAATCGTGAAGCAGCAGTCCCGCCTGTTCGCGCAGGATATGTGCGACTTCACCCCGCCCTTCTCTGGCAAGCAGCCGTCCATCCGCAAGGGCGGTGAGGGAGGCTTCGGCAATAAGGCGAGGGACAAGGGTCGCGCGGCCGTCGACCGCGATGTCCGCAAAATCTTCTCCCCCCTCGCCCAGGCCCCAGCGGCAGGTGTGGCCTCCGCCGGCAACCTCGGCGTGTTCTCTGCATGGGTGAACGCCAAGATCAAACTCCCCCCTCCCCACTACCCCGACTACGTCTTCAAGATGTTTGGGCAGGGTCGTATCATCGGACAAGGGGAGTTTGAGTACTTCAAGAAAATCGAGTCCAAGCATGGAACGCCGAGGACTCGGTTCCTCATGGGTACGACCGAAGCCGCCATCAAGGCCATCCATGAGAGTCGTCGCGGAAAGCCATCTTACAAGGTAAAAGAAAGCGATAAAATGGCTATCACATACGTCGACGACTGGAAGCCGGTTCAGTCCTACATCAAGCGAGTCCAGCAGCGCGTCGGCAAACTCAAGTCCGGCTGGTACTACGCCGGCCTCAAGCTCGGCCGTATGCCCACTTCGGCTTGGATTGCCAACCAAGGTGCTGGGACGTCGGTCTATTCCCCCCGCCTGGGCGTCGCCGACCCGACCATCAAGCTCGGCTCCACCGTCGGCCGTAACTACAGCCAAGGTTACCACTTCATGCGTATGGCCATGAATCACCGTGCCTTCGCCATGCGAGTGGCCATACTGAAGCACCTCCAGGCTCCCCGTAACCACGGCAAACTGCTCGATGTCGTCCGCCGTATGCAGGGCGGATTCACCCTTACCAATACACCCTAATGTCCAACCCTCAATTCTTCAGTTTCCGAACCACCATCGAGAACAGGGTGGCCCAGTACCTCGCGCCGCTGTTCCCAGGCGTCGCCGTCCATAAGGGCGTCACGGACGAAATCCGGGTCATCCCGATCATCATCGTCCACGCCGAGTCCAGCAGCGCGGTCGACGACCTCGGCTCCAACACCCTCGGCAACTACAAGGCAACGGTGAAGATTTACGTCTATTCCTCGGCCGATGACGAGACCCTGGATACCCACCGTGCCAGGGTCGTCGAGGTCATCGGGGCCATGCGCGATGTCATCTCCCTGAAGGCACTCTGGAACCCGACCACGGACGGCCAGCTCTACGACCTGTGGATTTCCAACGACGAGGAGGGCCTGAGCCAGCGTCGGTACGGAAACGCCATCGAGTACACCTTCTGGGGCGTCATGCCCCCCGCCCCTTGACACTTGGCTAACCCCATACGACCATGCCCTCTCAAATTGATTACGGCGTAGCCCATTTCTTCGGTCTTCGTGGTATTGGCACCTACATGACGATGCAGTCTGATTCCATCGCCGAATCGTTCAAGCTCGACGTCGAAGTCGCTGATGAGTACGGCGTCGTGATCACCGACCGGCTCGACGACCGCTTTGTCGAGATTACCCTTGAAGGCGTCCTCAAGGCTTCTGACGATATCCCTACCAATGGCACTCAGATGACCTGGGCCGGCCGTACCTACATCATCAAGAACATTGAGGATAAGGGTACGAACAAGGACTTCCGCAAGGTCTCTGTAAAAGCCGTCAAGTACCAAGAGATCGCCTAACCAGGCGGCATCCCGAATGGATGCTCGCTTTCTCAAGGCCACGACCGTCCTGCCCTACCAAGACAAGGTATGCGGCAGGACGCTTCGTGCCTTCAGCCTGCGGCACCGGGTGGCCTTGGAGGCAATCGAATCTCCGTTCCTCAAGCCTGAAGGCGTAACCTTCACCGCGCTGGATGTCATCCATGCGGTCAAGATTCTGTCGACCCATGACAAGTGCGAGATGGTCAGCCCTCTCAGCCTCATGGATAAGTTCTATCTTCTCCGCCTTAGTCTTAGCCGCAAGTACCGCTCTCGCGTGATCGGTATCATCCTCGGCTGTATCACGGCCTCCCTGTCCTACCCCAAGTTGTGGAAGAAGGATAATGAGAGCAAAGCCAAAGAGATTGAACGCATCCCGTTCACCCTCTCCTGCGTCTCGACCCTTACGCGTAACGGGTGCAGCCTGGAAGAGGCATGGACGATGCCGGAAGGCGAAGCCGTCTGGATGACCGTAGCCCATGCACTTTTCAACGGCGCGAAGATTGATGTCCTCTCCACCGAGGAAGAGGAAGATTTAAAGAATTTCGACGCCCGTATTGAAGCCTACAAAAAGGCGAACAACCTATCCTAAGCCATGGCCGACCTATCAGTAACAATCGGATTAGACCAGAAGGAGCTGGAGAAGGGTCTTGCCGACGCCGGCAAGTCCATCGGCAACATGGGCAAAGGCGGAATGAAGAATCCATTCGCCGAATCCGCCAAGTCTTTTAGCACCCTGCAAGGCATCGGCGGCATGGTCGCCGGCCCTATCGGAGCCTTGGTCGGTGCGTTCTTCGACGCCTTCGGTGCGATGCTTTCCGCCGCTCTTGCCAAGGTAAAGGAGATTGCCGATTACGCGAAACAGATTCGCCTGGCCTCCATCTCGACCGGCCTTAGTATCGACCAAGTCCGAAACGTCGAAGCAATCGGTGAGGCTTTCGGTGTCAGCCTAAGTTCCATGACAAGGGCGTTGGTCGAGTTCACGCGCCGCATCGGCGAAGCCCGCATCAAGGGCGGCGAGCTGACCAACATCCTTGCCAAGATGGGCGTCGGCATGGACGAGGTGGCCAACGGAACCTTCAATCACCAGAAGGCCATGAAGTTGCTGGCGGATTCCTACGCCGCCGGCACGGACGAAGCCACGCTGCTTTACTACGGAACGAAGATGTTCGGTGACTCGTTCAAGGACTTGCTGCCGATCATCAAGGCTGGCTCCAAGGCAATCGACGAAGCAGCCAGGTCTTATTACAACGCAGGCAAGGAAGAGACCTCTGCTGCGGCGCGCCTCGCCGATATGATGGCCAATGTCGCTCGGTCTATCAAGAACGTCCTCATCGACCTTATCGGCGGATTCCATTCCATCATGGAGGACTTGGCCCAGTTCATCAAGAACCTCGCAAGCCCGGGATTCTGGAACCCGTTTGAAACCCTTCAGAATAAAATTGCCCGTCAGATTAGGAACTCTCCTGAGTACATGACGAACGAAGAAATCAAGCAGCGAATCCTCAAGTTTTACCCAGAGAAAGACCGTGCGGCCGCTGAGGAGGAAATTAACAAGCAGCTCAAGGGAACCGGCAAGAAACTCACCCCATTCGGATTCGCCGAAGCCGGCGCGGCTTCCCAGATGCAGCAGATGGGCGGCGGCGACATCTTCGGAGCCGTGGCCTTCACCCCCCTTGAACGGATCGCAACCGCGACCGAGCAGACGGCACAGAACACTCGTCCAGACCTTGTGCCTTCCCGACCCCCGGACGGACTTACACGATAATGCCCAACAACTCACTCCTCTTCTACGGCAACACCCTACTTGCCCCCAAGCCCCAGGCGGGCTGGCAGGTCGAGGCCGACGGCTTCGGGCTGCTCCAGGCTCAGGTCAAGTTCAAGTGGGACGTAAGCAATGCCGCCTCTTTCACTACGACCTTCGCCAAAGGCACGACGCTGTCTTCTCTGCTCGGTGCTTCTTGTCCTTCCAACCTCACGAACCTGAAGATTTGGAAGGCGAACTATGTCTGGGAAAAGGCGGGAGTTTTGTCCGTCACGGCTGACTTCTGCGGCATCGACCCTGCGGTCAACGGAGGACTGAAGACCATCACGCAGGTCGTCATGACGGGTTCGTCGGCTTCCGAGCCTATCGAACACCACCCAAACTTCCAGAGGGTCAACTGCCCGACAGGTGGTATGTCGACCGTCCTCGCCGGCATCCCTTCGACGACTGGCTGGGATCCAAGCGCGACGACTAATCCGAACCGCGCACTCTGGCGTCCGGCCGTTGCGTCCGGCGGTGCGACGCAGGGCTTCCAGTTCGTCGGCTTCCTGCCCTACCAGAAACAAAGCGAACTTGCGGCAGGCGTCGTAAACATCAAGGCCGGCGTAAAGAACTACTACAAGCCTTCTAACACCCTGCGTTGCTTGTTCTATGTTCCGAACGAGACCACGGCCGTGGCCTTCGCCTCCTATGTCGGCTGGATGACCAGCGGCGGGGTCTATCAGCTCCCTGAGTCTTACAAGGATTTGGCGACCG